CCATTGTTGCGCCGACTTGTTTAATCTTGCCCATGAAGTTTGTCATGCCGGTTGAAGCTGTTTTTACATTGTCGTCAATGCCTTTGATTGCGTTTTGTGCTTGCTGTAATCCTGCTTTAAGGCCAGCGACGTCTGCCTGTAATTCGATTAGTACCGGTGGGATTGCACCTGTCATGTGTTATCCCTTCATTTTGCGGCGAATCGCGTTTGTAAATACCCGGTTTATTGTTCCGTTATTTATCAATGTTTTGCCGGCCGGCATAAGGAAAGGATACCGCACGCCTGACTTCCAACGCTTGCTTCCTAGTTCAACCGCGCGCGCGTACTCGACTGTTGGACCAACTGTCGCTATGTAACTGCCGAAGCCGTATCGAACTGTTGTTGTAATGCTGCGTCGTAATGTTCCTGTTACTACGTTTGGACCCGGACCCGTTCCCGGTAAGTGGCCTTGCCCGCGTGGGTGCGTTCCGGTGTTTGCGTTTTTCTTTGCTTCTCGTTCTACCGCTAAACCCGCTTGCGCAACTCCGTACTCCGCTGCGTATTCCATTCTCTTTTCAAATGCGTCTAAAGCGCCGAATACCTCGGTTAAGTTGCGTATGATGATTGCGCCCATTTACCCGCTCGCTCGCTCTGCCTTCTCCGCTTTGACTTCTTCTACTGCTCCGGCAATCGCTATTAACCAATCCGCTGTACCGGCTGGTAATTCGTCTACTTGCTCCGGTGTCCAACCGAATCGGTCAGCCATCGTGTAGTAGTACCAATGCTCATCGGGGTAGTCGAAGTCTTCGCTCCGACTGCCTCCGTTGAGAACCCATTTTAGCCGTTCGAGTTGCCGGTATCCGCTTTTGGGTCTGCCTCGTTCGTGTCATTCTTTGACAATGATGGGAACAGAGCCTTTTGCGCTTCCTGCGTTGCCTCGACCAATGCGTCGTAGTCCTTGATTTCTAATTCGTCGAGCGAACTCATTTTCACAGACGGGATAATCAAATCGAAATCCCAAGCTTCTACTAGCATCGCAACAACTGCGTCGCCGAGTGCTAATGCTTTTCCTAGGTCGCCTTCTTCTTTATCTCCTGCGCGCATTACTGCCTTGCGGTCTTTTACTCGCAATAGCGCCGGGTCTTTCAGCGTTACTTTCGCGCCTGATGGAAGAGTGATTTCTGAACTTGCCATGTGCTGCCTCCTGTTGTTTGCCTTCCTTTATCTTACTGTAAATCTAGGGAGTAGGGGAGGGAGACCGGGAAGGCGTTCGGTCTCAACCTGCCCCTACTCTTGGAGATTGGTTTATGCGTATGTTCCAGACGCCTTTGCATTCTTTAGAACCCACTTGATTGGTGAGTATCCTGCGCTTGCTCCTGCGTCTGTTGTATTGGCCTGACCGTTGATGTCTACTGAAATCTGTACGAAGTCAGAACCACGGTCGCTTGCTGCCGCTACATAGGCACCCTTTGTGAGAGTTGCCTGAAGTTGAACTGCCGCTGCTCCTGCGCCGTATGCCCAGTTAAGAACAATAGCCGGCTGTGTGTTTGTTAGGTAGCGAGTCAATTCTGTGTCGTTCTCCATCACGAAAGTAATCTTTCCAGTTACTTCTAGTGGACCGAGGAAGACGTTGTAAGGGTTTTGCGTTGTAGAGATTCCGTAGACCGGTGTTACTGGTCGCTTCATGCTGATTTCGCCGGACATTGAGTTGGTGATTGTTGTTCCGCCGACTGTTAATGCTCCCTGCCAAACCTGAGTTGGAAGGACTGTCGAGAATGTTGGTGTTGGTGTCGTTGCTGTTGCAGAAGCCCAGCCCGTTACCTTTGCGTCGTACTCCAACATTCCGTCTGCGTTGAACTTCAATGTGAAGTCTGAGAATTGGCAGCCCGGGTACGCGCGAACTGCCGCTGCGTAGAAGTCTGTCAATGTGTATGAAAGAGGCTGCGCGTCTGCCGCTGCAACTGCGCTGTTCTCTAGAGAAATTGTGTGTGTAAATGGTGCGCTTGCTCCAACTGTCGCTACATCGCCCATGATTCCGGCTAGTGCGTAGCCGACTGTATCCATGAATACTGAGCCGCCGAAGTCGTATGTTGAGCGGGTGCGACCCGGTACATAGTTGTAATTCTTGACGTTTGAACCACGGATACCTTCGTCGTAGAGTGGGTCAATGACGTCTACCGGCTTCAAGCTGCTTGCCATTACTGGCAGGTAGTCTGTTGGTGCTACTGCGGTTCCCTTTGTAACTTCCTTTGCAATTCCTAAGTAGGAACGGACGGAATTTTGTACGGCCATTACTTCACCTCTTCTACGGTTGAGTCAGACGCGGCTGACGGTGTTGATGTTGCTGTTGTTGTTGGTGTTACTTTTGCTTTCGCGTCGTCGTAAGACTCTCCGGCTTTTAGCGTGACGCCAAGCGTAGGATAGACACGCTCGTCGTGACCTTCGTTTTTGATTATCATGCTGCTCCTATGCTTGAATCATTTCTGTTACGTCGAATTGTATCTCAGCGAAGGTCTCTGTTGCTCCGCCTTCGTTTGTTGCTGGTTCTCCGTAACTTGTACTGATTTCCGGTTCCGCTCCCTGCCACACTAGGTTGCCGGTTGCGTCGCCGAAATTGTGGTCTGCTCTTAGACGTGCCTTGATTGAGTCTATGAGCGTGTCGAATGCGGTCATTGCCGCTTCCGAATTGCGTTCCATTGAGTGCTGGTAAACCTGCAAGATGACCGAGTAATCCACTCTCTTCCAACCGTTATACGCTCCGCCTAATGCTATGCGGCTTTCGCGCTCGCTTTGGATAAAGATAACTACCGCTGCTCTGCTTAACTGGCCGGGCTGGGAATTGACTTGGTAGTTAATGCGCTTCGGGAAGCTGGTAAAAATCTGATTGAGGCCGGTGATGTTTCCGGTGTTTAACCAGTTGTATAAGGTGGCGCGTACGCCGGTGCGCCCTGCCACTAGCGAATCCGTCGGTAGAGGCTGAGCATCTCTAAGGCAATCGCCATTTCGTTTCCGAACTTGCTTGCGCCGGCTACATTGCCATTTGGCTGCGTCGTTACGTTCATGGTGAGCGAGTTATCTCCGCGTACCTTTAGGAAGGCCGTAGTGATGAGTACACAAGCTTCTTTAATTGCCTGAGGTAAGTTGCCTATGGCGACTGTGTTTGCGTGCGTATAGGCCAGCGGAGCCGTTGTAGGCACCGTTGTAGAACCGTAGGTGTAGTTGCTTGCCACGGTGACGCGCTCGCTGTTTGCTCCGTCGTAAATGCGTAGTTGCATTCCGGCCACAATGCCGTCTGCGGTCTGAACTGTGAGGGTACTTTGTCCGGCTGTCGCTGTCGCTATTAGGCTGTTTACATAGCCGGAGGTGTAATTGAAAGTCACGAACATTTGCTGTCTTGGTGCTGCTCCTACGCCGAAGGAGAGCGCTCCCTGTGAGGAGTAAGTCGTTGCCAACTGGGATAGCGGCACAATGATTTGCTGGTCTTCAAACCACGCCTTTGATGGGTCGCTTAGCGTCGTTAGGCTATTTGGGTCTGTTCCATAAGACATGCTTTGTAGCGAAATGATTGGATTGTTGTTCGGGTGTATTGCTAGGTAGCCGCTGTTGCTGAGGCGTACTCGCTGATTCTCTCTTTGTGTGGACGCGTTCAAGTTTTGGTTGAGTGTTTCGTCCATGAAAGAAGAAGCGCGCAGAATGACATTTGCCAACTCTGCGTCTTGCGCGGCTGCGTTGCCTCCGACGACTAGATTGTCGTAGTCAATCGCTGTCGGTGCGTTTTTGTATTCGGCGACGGTGATGTAAGGATTTTCAAAGAACGGGTGCTGCGTCGTTACTCCGGTCGCCATGTTTAATCTCCGTCTGTTTTAATCCCGTTGCCGTTATCGTGTCCACAGCGGCTGCACATCTTGAACCAACTGCCGAACCCGCACTCTACGCAAGTGTATCCGAGATTTTCGTTGTTAGTCGTTGCTCCCATTAGGGAAGCTTCTATAAATCCTTCGGCCTTCATCGCCTTTGCGTCGCTGTTGCTGACTGTGTAAATGCCTTGCTTGCTCGGTGTATAAAGTCTGTTGCCTATTTGTGTTTCGCGTACACCTTTGTCCGGTGCCACCATTCTCTTTGCCATGCTGCCCCCTTGTTTAGTAAAGAAGAGGGAGCGCTCGCGTGGAACGCTCCCTCTCCTGCCTTACT